ATGCATGGGCATGGACCTTCTCAACTTCTGTAAAGCACTGGTCAGCGGCCTTCTTCGTCATATCATTAACAAAGTTATTTGAGTCTTCTTTTGTTAGCACGGGACTTCCTTTTCTTTTTCTCGGGTATTGCACCCTGCTTGGTGATTGTGGATAAGTGCCGAAGAACCTTAACCTGATCCTGCTTATACTGGAATAGGAAGATACGAATAGCCATCTCGTAAGAGGGGATAAACGTGTAGTCACCCAATAGTGCGGGCAAATCCTCTTCACCGTATAATGTCCGGTCGGGGTACCGCAGCTCGAACTTATGGATAGCTTTCCCGTGCATATACAGGAGCAGCTTTTTCTCGAGTGCTGTGGATCCGTAATCGCATAAGGCGGGTAAGGGCTTTCGGGTATGCCTTACGGGCGGAAGCCTTGGCTTTTTACGCCTGCTCATTTAAGCGCGCTCCGAACGGCGTCGACTTCATCATCCGGCCAGCACCACCCCGCGTCGGGCTTGTCAACTTTACCCCGAAGCTTTTTACGAGCATCCCGAGGTTCTATGCCGATCTCAGCACATAGCTCAGCTAGTGTCGTTAGTCCAGCACGTGAGGCCTTAACGGCGCCGCGGGGTTGGTTTTTCTTGGGCACCCGCGTTTTATTTTCAGGCTCCTCAGCTTTATTAAGGATGGCTTCACGACCACCCGCACGAAGCAAGTCATTGAGCTCGGGCTGAACCGGGCGCCATTCATTTTCGCTATGATCTTCATTGAGTAGACCATGGACGTCACCGCCAAGCTTAAACATCATCCCCCCATCTTCAGTTGTATACCAACCTAGATCATCAGGACCCTCATAGTCACGATCATTGATTGCAACGTCCAGAGATATCTTAGCAGCCCATCGCTGACATAAGCAGAAAACGCACATATGGCCGAAGTCCGCACCCCACTTAATGTAGATGTTAATCGTTGGCGGACGACTAGGTGAGGATGGGTAGGGGTTATTACCCTGCGCAGTTGTTCGCTTTGCCGCGTGTTTGCGTTTCTTAGCCATTGGCTTGAACCTTTCGGGTTTGTTATATTCCATGTATATCAACGATCTAATGCCCTCGCAACGCCAACTTGACCAGTGGCAGGGTGGTGACCGCCATTACTGATGATGGACACCTTTATTGTTTAATATCAACGTCTTGGGGGTGGTGACTGATTGGATACGAGGCGGGTTGACATGATGTGGCAAAGTAGTCATATTGGCGGCATGGCATCAAACATCATCATCAAGACCTCCGAGGTCAAACGTCTTTCCGGCTTACAATGCTCTGCTGAAGAGATCGCACATTACTTTGGGATAACCATCGCTAAGTGGCGACAGGTACTAAAAGACGACGATGTAGTTCGAGAAGCCTTTGAGCATGGTCAAGCCGGTGGGAAAATCTCACTTCGTCGCAAGCAGTTCTTACTTGCTAGTGACAACGCTGCTATGGCAATTCATCTTGGCAAGCAGTACCTTGGTCAAGTAGACAAGTCAAAGCTGGAAGTGAGCGGCCCCAACGGTGGTCCTGTGGAAACCTTTGATTATAGTAAGTTGTCAGATGAAGACCGTAAAGCGCTCCGAAAAACCCTCACAAAAGCAGTCCGCTGATCCTAGCAAGGCTCTATGGGAACTGGACAAGTATGAGTCCGAAGGTAGCCTAAAGGGCTTCATCAATGCAGCGTGGCACGTTATCGAGCCGGGAAGACCTTTCAGTGATGGTTGGCATATTGACGCCGTATGTGATCACCTCGAGGCTGTAACAGACGGTCAGATCGACCGACTACTTATCAACATCCCACCGGGCTTTATGAAGTCGCTGACCTGCAATGTCCTGTGGCCAGCTTGGGAGTGGGGGCCAAAGAACTTGCCTCATACTCGATACGTTTCCGGTGCCTACTCAGAAAACCTAACACTTCGGGATAATCGGCGTACCCGACTGCTTATTCGTGACCCTTGGTACCAGTCTCTTTGGGGTGATCGCTTCCACGTCATGCCCGATCAGGATAGTAAGGCCAAGTTTGAGAATAACCATAAGGGCTTTAAGATGGCTACATCCGTTCGGGGTGTTGGTACTGGTGAGCGCGGTGACCGTGTTATTGTGGATGACCCTCACAACGTAAAGGATGGTGAGTCGGATGCCTATCGTGAAGAAGCGGTCTTGTGGTTTACTGAGACTTTACCCACACGTATGAACGATCCGGAGAAGTCCGCCATTGTTGTTATTATGCAGCGTGTCCACGAAAATGACGTCTCCGGCCATATCATTGCTAATGACCTTGGCTACACTCACCTATGCTTACCGATGGAATATGAGGCAGAACGGAAGTGCCACACCCTCATCGGTTTTGAAGACCCTCGTCGCGAGGATGGTGAGTTACTGTGGCCTGATCGCTTTACCCACCGGGTTCTTGCTCGTGATAAAAAGGTTATGGGTGAGTATGCCACTGCCGGTCAGTTTCAGCAGCGACCCACTCCACGTGGTGGTGGTATGTTCCAGCGTGATTGGTTTAAGGATCGCCGCGTTACCCACGCTCCTCCGGGCGGTAAGGTTATTCGCGCATGGGACCTTGCAGCAACTGAAGCAGCTAAAGCTCGATCCGGTACAGCATACACGGTGGGCCTGAAGATGAAGATGGTTAATGATAACTACTACATCATGGACGTGAAGCGCGGCCGCTGGGGTGAGCTAGAAGTTGACACAGAAGTAAAGGGCTGTGCCAAGGAAGACGGCTATGGCGTTCGCGTGTCACTTCCACAAGATCCCGGTCAAGCGGGTAAAGTTCAGGCCAAACGTTTTATCAAATTGCTTAAGGGCTTTGACGTTCACACGTCTATCGAGTCCGGTAGTAAAGAAGTTCGCGCCACCGGTCTTAGTGCGCAGGCTGAAGGCGGCAACGTCTACATTGTGTCGGGTACATGGAACGAAGCCTTTCTTAATGAGCTTTGTTCTTTCCCCATGTCAAAAATCAAGGACCAAGTCGATGCAGCATCCCGAGCGTTCGGTGAACTGTTAGGCTTAGTCGGAAGCACCAACGACTCTGCTGCGCCAGAATTAGTTGAACCAGAGGAAGAAAACAATGAGTATTTTGAACCAACTGTTTAGCAAGAAGGGCTCAGCTACAAAGCCTGATACCAGTGAAAAGGGCTTCGCTGGTACTCAAGTAGTCGGGGGTTATATTGTTGACGACGAGAAAGACCCCACCCTTTCGGGTAACCAGAAGTTCACGACCTACTCAAATGTGCTTCTTAATACCTCCACCGTTTCTGCATCAGTTCGCTATTACTTAAACCTTATCACTAAGGCGGGTTGGCGTTTTACACCATCTGAAGATGACAAAGATAAGTACTATGCTGAAATGGTTGAAGAGATACTTGGCGACATGTTAACACCTTGGCACCGTGTTACTCGTCGGGCAGCGATGTATCGCTTCTATGGTTATAGCGTACATGAGTGGACCGCAAAGGTTCGGCCGGATGGTGTGATTGGCTTCAAAGACATCTCCGCTCGCCCTCAGAAAACCATCGAGCGCTGGGAAGTTGATGAGAAGGGCCGAGTTCAAGGCGTCTATCAGCGTAACCCCAATACTGGTGAAGAGGTCTTCATTCCTCGCTGGAAGATGATGTATGTGATAGACGACTCCATCAACGACTCACCTGAGGGTGTGGGTCTGTTCCGTCACCTGGTTTACCCAACACGTCGACTTATGCGATATGAGCAGCTTGAGGGTTATGGCTTTGAAAGCGACCTTCGTGGTGTTCCACTAGCTCGGGCGCCTCTGGCTGAATTAAATAAGAAGCTCGAAGACGGCGAGATTGACCAGGCTCAATACTCTGCTTACCTCAAGCCGATCAAAGACTTTCTAAAGGCCCACGTTAAATCCCCTCGCTTGGGTATGATGCTCGACAGTGCACCTTGGTCTACACGTGACGAGGCGGGAACGCCCAGCACATTATACCAGTGGTCCATTGAGCTGCTTCGTGGTTCACCCACGTCACTCCTTGAGAATGCCGGCGCAATTGAACGCATTAACCTTGAGATGGCTCGCATCATGGGTACTGAGCACCTATTGATCGGTGGTGATGGTAAAGGCTCCATGGCGTTATCCACAGATAAGAGTCATAACTTCGCATTGATTGTGGAGTCCTCACTTAAGGAAGTGGGTGAGACAACCGCAAAGGACATTGTGGATAAGCTATTCGAGATGAATAACTGGGACCCGAAGTTCAAACCCGAAGTTGAGCCCGAGCCCATTCGTTTCCGTAGTCCTGAGCAAATCACCTCAGCTATCCTTGATCTTGCCCGCTCTGGTGCTGTTATTACACCGGAAGACCCCATCGTTGATGCACTCCGTGACGTGTTGAACTTACCGCGGACTACCCAAGAGACCCTAGCCACCGGCCTTGACGACACCGAAGAAGGTGCGTCAGATACTGAGGACGGCGGCCGCGGCACCGACGACAAGCCCGACAGCGATAGCCTCGATGGAGTGCTGGATAATATTAAAGAAGATATGGAGGACAAATAATATGGGTACTGTAACTATCGGCGCTAACACGCATGAAGTTTACTCAGACTTAGCTACCGCTCAAATCTACTTGGGTGCCCACCTTGCTGCAGAAACTTGGGCAGATGGTGACGACCAGTTCCAGTCTAAGGTGCTGGTCATGAGTACCCGACTCTTCGCAAGCCTTAAATGGCGAGGTACTCCAACAGTGGGTAACCCTGAAGGTGTTGTCTGGCCCCGTGATGCAACAGGTGTATCAGACGACGGTACAACACCTCAGCAAATCCTTAATGGCTTTTGGGAGCTTGCCGCACTTATTGCTGAAGACCCCTCACTGCCGAACACTGCCTCTTCAGGTTCAAACGTTCAACGAGCTAAAGGTGGTGAAGCTGAAGTGTGGTTCTTCCGCTCAACTCTTGACGGCGCACCCCGCTTACCGCTGATCGTTAATGACTGGATTAAGGCTTACATACGCGGGGAGAATGGTGTATTCGCTGAAGCGTTCGGTACTGTGGATAACTACGTTTCCGTATTCGATAACCCACCTGAACGCTCGGGGGGGCTTAGCTAATGGCCAAGCTCTTTGGGGTTCGCATTGACAAGATCATCAATAAGGAGCTTTCTCCTGGCCTTCTCGCTGGTGAGCTCTATTCAAAGACGGAAGGCACCCGGGATGCGAACAACCCAACAGCCGGTAAAACGGGCGGTGTCTCCACCACTCACAAACTACGGGGCTTAACCAACTCCTACCGAGATAATGAGGTTGATAACGAGCTGATACTTCATAGTGATCGAAAGGTACTGGTAGTAGCTTTATCTATCAAGCCTTTCATTGAACCTGAGACTGGCATGGCCGTTCGTATGTCAGACGACGATAAGACCTACCGGATTATTAGCGTGAGGCGTGATCCGGCTTCTGCAACCTATATTTGTCAAGGGAGGCTATAATGCCTATCAAGAACTTAACCACTGTCTATCAGGACATTACTCTTGGGGATATCACCAGCATCTCCCTTCAAAATCGCGGCGGCAATGAGGTAGAGATCTTCGCCACCAACACTAACACCGCACCTGTCGCCTCTGAAGCGGGCTTTATGATCGGCGCAATGTCCAGCGACACGGGCAGCGGCAAGATCATGCCTAGCACTATGGCTGAGCTGTTTCCCAACGTCACCACGCCCACCCGTCTGTGGGCACGTTCCGCTGATGGCCAGCCCGCTCGCCTTTGGTATAACGCCGACGCTGAAGCACCCGAGGACTAAGCTATGCAGAGCGCCCAAACAACCCGACTACAAAAAAGGTTCTTTCGATCTATCCGGCGGGCATGGGTTATGTCTGTTCGGATGGCTCGATCCAACCCCGCCGATGCTCAGTTAGCTGCTGAACGGTTTGCCAATGTAGTGATCCGACGTAGCCTTGATGCCGGCTACTCTGAGGCTCGGCACCTGGGGACCAACGTATTCGACCCCGTTGACTCCGGTGCCAGGTTTCGGTCACAACGAAGCGGCATAGTTGCCGAGTTCCTAAAAAGCTTATCAGCTACTTCATCAGGCTTATCCGGCTTAACAGAAGCACAGGTAGTAAGTGTTCGTAGCTATCGCACTGTCCTTGAGACTGCGGGCTTGGATGCCTTTGACATTGAGAATACTCCGAAGTATACCCGAGGTCAAGTTAATCGTCAGGTTAACCGCCTAGTGAAGGTTATGACTGAGCAGCGAGCTGACTTCCTCGGTCGGACACTTGCTAACATGGCCCTTAACATGGGTGTTGAAGAGTCGGGTCGTCAGAACATCGAGCAGGGTCTTGTGGAGATCATCAATACCTGGAATACTTACCGGGATGAAAAAGTTCGATCCTCTCACGCCCTCATGCAAGGTCAACAGAAGCCTCATGGTGAGCCCTTCCTTAGCGGTAAGGGTAACTTGATTAAAAGCCCGGGTGACTACGAAGCACCTATATCTGAAACAGCACACTGCCGGTGCTACCTAACAACGGAGGTTAAGCCATGAGCTTACCAACACAGAATGAACGTGGCCCAGCCCGACTATACGCCTATCGCTCGGTAAGCCATGAGACCTCAACGAAGCTTATGGCGTGGGCCCATTCGCAGGGCATCCTATCCACACTCGACTCGTGGGATATGCATATTACCTTGATCTATTCGTCAACGCCCACAGCTTGGGAGTGGAATTCGGGTGACCGTGAGTCTTTACTTATTAAGGGCGGCAAGCGATCTATTGAACTGTTCGGTGAAGACAAGGATACACTTGTACTTAAAATTGAGTCCTCGGCTTTGTCAGATCGTCATGCTGAACTACTTGCCACCGGGTGCACATCAGACTATCCAGACTACCAGCCCCATATCACTATAACGTATAAAGGGAAGGGGGTTGACGTTAGCCAGATCGCGCCCTATACTGGCGACATTCAATTGGACCGCGAGTGGTTTAAAGAAGCAGGTGACAACCCATATGGAAAACAGGTTCACATGACCAACCACGCATCCCAAAACAACGGCTATCAATCTTACAGCGATGCAACTGTAGTGAAGGTTAACGCCAAGCTTGGACTGGTGTTTGGTTATGCGGTTGTCTGTAAGGTTGAAGGTGAAGACTTCTATGATCATCACCAAGACCACATCCCCGAAGAGTCCATGCTTAAGGCTGCTGTTGGCTTCATGAAGTCCGACCGTGTGTCGGGTGATATGCATGCCCGCGACGCTGACGACCAACCTGTCCAAGACGGCAACGTGGTCTTCGCGTTTCCCATGACCCAAGAGATCGCCGATAGCTTGGGCATTGTCGTTAAACAGACGGGCCTGCTCGTCGCCATGCAACCATCGCCCTCAGTACTTAAGAAGTTTGAGTCCGGCGAGTACACCGGCTTCTCCATCGGCGGCCGTCGTATTGTAGATAAGGACGCTGACTAATGTCTGCTAAAAAGCGAACCATTATGAAAGAATTCTCCATCCTCGAGATATCGGGGGTGGATGAACCTGCCCAAGGTCCGGCTATCATGTCATTAATGAAGTCGAAGACACAGGCACCCGCCGCCGGCGAGCCCGGCAATGAAGGTCAACATAAGGAGGACAACATGTCCAAGACCGCAGAAGAGCTTCAGGCTGAGCTCACTAAATCCCAAGCCGACCTGGCGACGGAAAAAGCCAAGTCCGAAGAACTGGACGTTATCGCCAAGATGACTGACGAAGAAAAAGCTGCCATGGCTAAAATGGATGAGGATGAAGTAAAGAAGTTCATCTCTTTGTCTGTGGATAACCGCGGTACCTTTATGGCTAAGGCCAAAGCAGATGCTGCTGACGCCAACCCCGTAATCTTCAAGTCGAAGTCATCCGGCGAAGAGTTCCGTAAGTCAGACGATCCACGTTTGGTTGACATGGCGAAGCGGGACGATGCCCGTGAAACCGAGATGGCCAAGATGCGTTCCGACTCGGCAGATGCCCACTTTGAGAAGAAGGCCAAGATCGACTTCGCAAAGTTCCAAGGCGAAACTTCAACCAAGACCGCGCTTGCCAAAGCTGTTGCTGGTATTAAGGACGAGGCCTCACGTGCTTCTGTTTCCGAAATGCTTGAAGGCGTCCACAAATCCGTTGGCGTTATGTTTAGCGAAGTCGGCCATCAGATTGAAGGCAACGACGACCTGGGTACGGACCTGAAGAAGTCCGCCGGCGATAAGCTGGACACCCTGGCAAAAGCCCGCGCCGTCAAAGATGGCACCACCGTTGAGAAAGCTTTCTCGGCAATCCTTGAAACCGAAGAGGGCTCCCAGCTCTACGCAGCTGCTCAGTAAGACCTGAGCCTGTAACTTCTCGCCTGTAAGGAGAATTTCCAAATGGCACTTAAAGAGTCCACCTCATCCCTCAGCTTCATTGCTGCTGCCAGCATGGCTACCGCCATGGGTAAGTTCGCAGCTATGACTGCTGAGAATACTGTTGGCGTTAACGTCACCAATGGCGCACTTGTCGTCGGTGTTATTGACGGCAACCCAGATGCCGCCGGCAAATCAGTTGCTGTCGTTATCTCTGGCCGTCAGCCAGTAGTTGCCGGAGGCACCATTGCCGCTGGTGATGCTATTGCCTCCGAGAACGACGGTACAGCAATCGTCGCCGCAACTGCAGACAACATTGTCGGCTTGGCAATGACGTCCGCTGCTGCTGGCGAAATGGTCGAGGTTCTTCTCGGCTTCCGCGGTGTATCTGCCTAAGGGTAACCACCATTCACTTTGAGTAAAAAAGGAACTAGCTCAATGACTAAACCAACCCAAGGCGATGTTCATGTCAGCCGGCCGCTAACGAATATCTCCGTAGCCTACTTTCAGGACTCGAATGACTTTATCGCCGATAAGGTTTTTCCAACCATTCCTGTGGACAAACAGGCCGACGCTTACTGGACCATCCCGCGTGATGCCTTCAACCGCGACGAAATGCGCATCCGTGCCCCCGGCACAGAGTCCGCAGGCGGTGGCTACGAAGTTGATCCAGCCAACACGTACTATTGCCACGTCCGCGCATATCACCACGATATTCCGGACCAGGTTCGTGCGAACACTGACACGCCTCTGAGCTCTGACCGTGAAGCAACGGTCTTGACTACGCACAAGGCGCTGATTAACCGTGAAGTTAACTTCGCCAACCAATACTTCGGTACTGGTAAGTGGGGCACTGATCTTGCGGGCGTTTCCGGCACACCAACCGGTGCGCAGGTAAAGAAGTGGTCTGACGCGGCCTCAACACCAATCGAAGACATCCGCCGTCAAAAGCGCGAAATGAAAGAGAAGACTGGCTTCATGCCTAACACTCTTGTCATGGGCCAAGATGTACTGGACACACTTTACGACCACCCGGACATTGTGGATCGCATCAAGTATGGCCAGACTTCACCGGGTGCTGCCAACGTCGACGTTAACGACCTGCTGGCTTTGTTCAAGATTGACCGCATCCTTGTTGGTTCGGCGATCCAGAACGGCGCTAAAGAAGGCGCGACTGAAGACTCCAACTTCATCATGAAGAATGGCATGCTTATGTGTCACTCGGCTCCAACGCCGGGCATCATGACTCCATCCGCGGGTTATACCTTCGCATGGAAGGGCTTCCTTAATGCAGGTGACAACGGTACCCGCATGAAGAAGTTCCGCATGGAACACCTCGAGTCTGATCGTGTGGAGATCCAATCTGCGTATGACCAAAAGCTCATCGCTGCGGACCTCGGCACTTTCTTCTCCGCACTTCTGTAAGAAAGAGAGGCTGATATGTCTACTGCTAAAAACCAACGTCAGCCTTTCACTTCTCGCGGCCCCTTCATTGTGGGTCGCGGTTTTACGTGGAGCGGGAAGCCTTATGTTCAAGGTGACGCCTTTCCACATAATCGCTTGGCAATCGACCACCGTAAGCTTCGCCAACTTTGGGACCAACGTCGTCTCGAAGTAGCGTCTGATTACTTGCCAGCCGAGGATGAAGTGAAAGAAGCTGATGCGGCCGCCGCCGCTATTGCAGCATCTGAGCAGGTAACTGCTGATGAGGCCACAGAAACGAGTGAGGGCGAAGACACTACCGACGCCACCACTGAAGACACGGTTGAACCCAAGCCGACGTTCAACTTCAACCCAGAAGAGCACGTCATTGACAAGGATGGCCGTGAGTATTGGATCTCCGATGCTGACACGATGCTTCTCCGGGTCCGTGCCGACTTCGCTAAGTCCCTTGAGGAAGTGACTGAGGTTACACTTGTACCCGCAGATCAAATCCTTGAATGGCCTGAGGAGTAAAGAGAATGGGCCGAGCCATAGACGTAATCAACGAGCTTAAGGGTTTCACCAGTCGACAGGCTGCCACTGTTACCCGAAGAGCCACGATGAACCTCCGTAACGCTACACCTAGAAAGTCAGGTTTTGCGGCTGCGAGTTGGATACCCGGTTTGGGTAGCGTTTCGGGCTCGGCTGGTTCTCCCTCCGGCGTTTCCTTTGCCGCCCAGAATGCAGGCATGAGAGAAGTGCTTAATTACCGGATTACCCGAACACCGGCACCGCGGATTGTGAACAGCACTGACTACATCGAAATACTTAACAGTGGTAGTTCAACTCAAGCACCTGCCGGCTTTATAGAAGAAGCCATCAGCGCAGCTATTCGTCAGACTGCAGGAGCTCGATCATCATGACACCCAATGAGTTTCGCCAGCGCGTCTACTTAGCTCTTCAAGCGACATGGGATGTGGGTCCTTTGTCACCTTATTCTTTTGATGGTGAGAAGTATGAGCCCCCTACGCCTACAGATGGCGACCTTCAATCAGGTGAAGCGTGGGTTCGACTAAGGGTTCGTCATGGCGGATCAAATATTAAATCATTCGGACCTGTGGGTCGTCGTAAGTTTGAGAACCAAGCTACTGTACTCCTTATGATCTTCACAGTACCCAATACCGGGACCTTGGTCCAGGATAATCTGAACCAGGCCTTTGTTAATACCTTTAGCAGAGACTTGGGCAGGAAAGACGTCTTCGGCGGTGAAACTAACTACCGGGAACGTGGAACCGCTGAAGGCTGGCAGATGGCCGAGTCCACTGCTGACTTCACATATGACGAAACTCGCTAAGGAGGCTATGATATGCCGCAGTCAAAGACCAACAACTTCGCCCTGAACTACGCCTTTGAGAGCGCAGTGCCTGGCGTTCTCCCCGCAACACCCATCTGGCATCAGCTTGAACCGAATGGCATTCCAACGTTTGGTACCGAGACTTCCACAGTGGGCCGTTCGCCTATCTCCAAGCGCCGCCAACGTCGGAAAGGTAAAGTGTCTGACCTAAGCTCTGCTGTTGAAGTAGAACTGGATATGACCCTTGACCCGGTTGAAGACTTCTTGTCCGCGTTCATTGTCTCCAACTGGCAGAACACCATTCCACAGCCTATCCTGTCGGCCACCACTTCCGCCTTTGCTGTTGCAGATGAAGGCGTGCTGTATGTAGTGGGCGACCTTGTCCACTCGCGTGGCATGGGTAATTCATCCAATGATGGCCTGCACCTTGTCAACGGTACACCATCCTCCACCTCTGTCACTGTAGCGACCACGCTTGTCGCTGATGCCAGCGCCCCTGCCTCTGCAGTAATTGAACGCGCCGGTGTTCGCGGTGGAGCTGGGGACCTGCAGATTACAGCAGCCGGCAACGTATCCTCCGCTGTACTAGACTTCACCTCACTCGCATTGATTGTGGGCCAGACCATTTACATCGGGGGTGAGTCCACTGGAACTCAGTTCTATGAGCAGGGTAACTCGGACGTCAACAGCGGCTATGCGCGTGTGGCTGCTATTGAAACCAACCTGCTGACACTCGACAGCCGTACGTCTACCTTTGTTGCTGACGACGGCACGGCGGATAACGCTGGCGGTGCAGGCCAAACTATCGACCTTTACTTCGGCCGTTTCTTGCGCAACGTTGATGTGGACGATGGTAACTACAATGAGCGTACCCTTCACTTCGAAGGCGCCTTTGATAACTTGATGGCTGGCGGTGCAACTGGCTATGAGTACGCGACGGGCAACTACCCGAACGAAGCGTCCTTCTCACTGCCGGAGACTGACAAGTCAACAGTAACGTTTGGGTTTGTGGGTATCGACACAGAAACGCTAACTGCTACCCGTAAGGCTGGTGCTGTCAACGCCCTGCCGCCTGTTCGTACTGATAGCTTCGGCACGTCGACCGACATTGCGCGCCTTCGTTTGCAGAACGCTGATGAGCTGGGCTTAAGCACTTGCTTCAAATCCTTGTCCATCACACTTAAGAACAACGTTGAACCTGAGAAATGCCTCGGCACACTGGGTTCTCCTTACATCAACCTGGGTAACTTCCTTGTGGATATGGAAGCGACACTCCTCTTCACTGAGCCCAAGGTTGTAGCAGCTATTAAGGACAACGAGACCTTGCGTCTTAACTTTGCCCTTGATAACGACGATGGGGCTATCCACTATGATATCCCCGCACTTACACTTGGCGGTGGTAGCCGTGAGTTCTCCGCGAACCGTACCATCACCATTAGTTTGACCGGTGAAGCGTTTGGGGATACGACATACGATGCCTCCTTAATGGTATCCATGTTCCCCTTCGTTCCAGTAGTCTAAAGAGAGGACCTGCAGGTCTAGGGGGTAGCGTCGTTGTCGGGTTCGGCGCTGCCCCCATCATAACCCGAAACCCGAGGAGCCTAACCTAATGACTTTTTCCAACCTTAAGAAATTCGACGTGACCTCTGAAATGGTCCATACCCACAAGATGGAAGATATTACCCTTCGTGATGCGGAAGGTAATGATCACGTACCCGAGCTTGTGGGTAAACCCGCTACTGAGGTTAACAAGCCTTACGCCCGCCTTCAACTCCAGAAGTCCAACAAGCGCGCCAAATCCATGGCTGCTCGTGGCGCTACACTGGAAACGATGGACGCGAGCCGTGAAGACGACCGCAGCATGTATCCACGCATGGTGCTGACCGGCTGGAACCATATCTACGACGACGCAGGCCAGCCTGTTGAGTTCAGCTTGAAGCACTGCGAGGAATTTCTCCAAGCGCTTCCTAACTACGTTTTTGACTCTGTACGCCAAGCCTTCATCACACCACAGAACTTTGTTGCTGGTGTGGACTCTGAAGACTTGGGAAACTAATACTGGAGAGGTTCAGATGGGAGCTCCGCTATTCCACCGAAGGGTTCGTGATAAGGACTCAGCTGGACAGGAAAGTGGAGCCCCCAAAATGGTTCTTCGACAAGCCAGAACTTCTCCCCGGTCAAGAATTCTACATCGACTCCTTCGACCAGCTTACCTCCTGCCGTCAACTTGTCAGCGGCGCTGTTGGTCGAATACCCTGGACAGCATTAGTGGAATACGCGGAAGTCTACGGCCTATCCTGGCCCGACTTCTTACTCTTCCAGTACATACTGAGTCAGATGGATACTTACTACATCGAATGGGTCCACAACGAGATCAAGTCTGGAGACTAAACTAATGGCTAACTTTGACATTGTTCTAAATATTAAGGATGGCAAAGCCATTGGTCAAATCCGTCAGGTTGATCGAGAGCTCAGGAAAGTCGAGAAATCGGGCTCTCGAGTTAAGGGTCTATTCAAAGGTCTCTTCGTAGGTGTAGGCGTATCGCTTGCCCTACGAGAGTTCGTCCAGCTCAGCAACGCATCTGTGGGTATTGAGAACAGGTTAAAGCTGGTTGAAGAGCAAGTTGGGGATACTGAGGTTGCCTTCCAACGGCTCCGCGACATATCACGAGCAACCCGATCACCGCTTGAAGAAAACGCTGCTCTATTCCAGCGTGTAGCCCAGGCACAGAAAGAACTAGGGGCCACTAATGAACAGCTCTTCCAATTTGTCCAAGCAACCGGCACCGCCCTCGCTATCCAGGGTGGCGCTGCAAACACTGCTCGAGGCGCGCTTGTCCAGCTCAGCCAATCCATCGGTGCGACCATCGTTCGCGCTGAAGAATTTAACTCCATCCTAGAAGGCGCCCTGCCCTTAGCCCAAGCTGCCGCTCGCGGTATTGATGAGGCTGGGGGCTCGGTTGCTAAGCTTCGGCAACTTGTTATTGCCGGCGAAATCTCTTCTAAGGAGTTCTTCCAAGCGATCATTGCCGAACAAGAAAACCTCGCCACCCTATTCGAGCAGACTACACCCACAATCGGTCAAGCCTTTGTTGTGATGCGGAACGAAGCCATCGCCACCTTCCGTGTATTTGATGAAGCAACCGGCACCACAGCATTCCTTGCTGAAGGTCTATTGCTTGTTGCTGATAACTTTGAACTAATCGGCCGTCTACTTGCAGCGGGTGCAATTACGGCAGGCCTAATTCTTATCCCCATATTAATTGGCGCAATCACTTCTTCGATCATCGCCTTGACTGTAGCTGCTGCACTTAACCCCATCGGCGCATTACTCATCGCCCTCGCTGCTGGTGTAGGCCTAATAATTGCCTTTGGCGATAAGCTCCGGCTATTCGGCCGTGATGCTGGAACAGTCGCCGACTTTGTTGCTGTGGCTTTCGGTCGACTATCCGCGTTCCTTCAGAAGGTCTTCGGGGGTGCATGGAATTGGATACAG